GTCCACGCCAATGCTTTCGCATCGGACTTATGGGCTCGCTGGTCCGGTCTTCACATCCACTTCGAGTGTTAAGCTAAGGAATCTAAATAGATCCTTCGCTTGCTTCGAACGATTCGGGTCTTCCTAGGTAATTCAACAACCCCATATATGGGGCTAGGAGAATCATCATCATCCCAGTCGGGGTGATAGAAATTCTTTCCAGCGTTCGGTAAAACCGAGCGATAGAAGAAACTCAAAGGAGACTCAGCGGTCTTCGCTTTCTCCGACCGAATGTTATAGGTCGGATACTTGACGAAGAGACGCCCACAATCATCCAAGCAACCCTTGTACCCTCGAACTAGGAACCAGGTGCGGACATCGTCCGTCACCAGCTCCACAGGGAGAGACAAGTATGGGCTATCGACGGTACCCGGGGGTAACTCCGGGATCATTGAAGCCATTGTGTAAGCAGCGGAGAAGTATCCGCGCCCCCACAGTTGATGGATGGTTGCCGCAAAACTGGCCAACCGATTCGTCGGGTTGGTCAGATGGTCATTCGACATATGGTAACGTAAACGCACTGGGGTAACATTAGCCCCGTTATACGCGTCCGTTCCACAAGATTCGCGGAAAAGACTGCGTACGAAAGACTTCTGAATGTTAACTTTAAGGCCGTAGCTTTGTAAAATAGCTGTAGCCTGAGTGTGGCACTCAGAAGGAACGACGATATCATCGCCGTAAACGTACACGTCCCTCGCGAGATCCGATCGACCTGCAAGGCTTAAGCCTGCAAATAAAAGGGCCCAAATGGTGAAACCGAGAGTTGTAAAACAAACGGCGGATCCCATCGGAGACAATTTACGAATCATCAACTCGATGCCGTCAGGCAGTTGGACATGCGTAGAACGAGAGTTCAGTATCGCAGTTCCAATAGCTGTGTCCGCAAAAACCTTCTCGAATAGAGCAAGGGTCAGGCGGTCTGAAGCGTCGGAGAGGTCAATAGTCGAATAGTCTCTTGTGCTGCTGCTCGTGAGAGCAAAATTAGCGTTCACGGATTGGTCCTTAAAGTTCACATGTCCCTTAGATAAGGGGTGTGACTCGAGGGCGGTTTCCATAAAGCCACGAATTCCTTGTTGAATGAATTGGTTATTAGCCGACTCTCTACAAATCGTTCGTGGACCGCGACTATCTTTCGGTACACAAAGAAACTCAGACACTTGCTTAACACGAAAATAATCGTGGTGAGCAAATGGGGTTGTCCTGCCAACGTCCTCGACTAGATGGTCGAAGTCGTTAAACAGAGTCATCCTGCCCGTTGAAGTGGAACTCGTGGTTAAACACGAGAACTTTCTACTGAAGGAGCTGTCAGAGACAGTTCCAGGGCCGTGCCTGAACCTTAAATCATCAAAAGAGAAGTCTTTAAAGATTTCCCTTGCGAGTAAATTACAGACGCCAAGGAGAGGATCCCACGGAAATTCCGTAGGGAGCTCAGCTTCTAGCGCCTTGTAGTTTATTACCGCCTGACGTTCCTGTTCCAAGGTAATACCGCGGCTGTCCATTGCCTTATAAGCAAAATAGCAAATTTGGCGAACAGTCCGGACAAGAACGTGAGATTGATGTCCTTCTAAGTTATCAAACAGAGCCTCAATTTCGGAAGCGCAGACGGGTGGAAAACCACCCCTGACTTTCTTCATATGAGGATAGGGCAACCAATGACCCGCTTCAAGGCAAAACTCGAAATGTTTACCGAGACGCGGAAGTTCACAGGTTAGGAAGGGTAAACCCTCCTCGAAGACCCGATCTTTGATATACTCGAAGGTGCGTTGCGAACATCCGAAGTCCTCAAGAAGGGCCTCGTATATACGTAACAGGCGAACGCACTCCAAACTCATGTTTGAGAGCGCGGTCTCCCAGACCCAACCGGAAGAAGTTTTTTCAGTGTGCAGCATAAAGAGTACCGTAAACAGCTACTCCATAGCCGTTCTTTAGACTTCCTGGAGCAACAATCGTTGGATTCCAGCGGCGTCGCCAACGTTGGGTGAAACTAATTGTTTCACCAACGTAGCGAGTACCGCGGAAGTAACTCCAGGATGATCCGGGGCTTCGATGACAACGTAAGCACGAGCCGTGACCTCAGGGTAAGTACCCGAAGGAGCGATCTCCATTTTACGTTCAATCGTCGCGCGTGTGGTACCATTCTTCGCCTTCTGACTCCGAGCAATGAAATGCTGTGGAGTTTGAGGGGTGGAATTCTCCCACACGTAAACACCCAGTTGATTGGTCGGGCGAAAAACAAAAGTAGTCGCGCCGTCAACCAGGGTAACATTCGGGTTGCCTAAAGACATAAATCACCAACAGGGAAAAAGAACACACGGAAGATGTATCCGAGCCATCATCTTTTAAGAGGAAAACGGGAAGAGATGCCTTTCTGGGCAAAAGCCGCAGCAATAGCACTCTTTCGGCCACTCCAATTACCTATTTTAAGGTTTAAAGGAGGCGTTTTCCAGGTTGAGTCATAGACCAAGGGTTCCCTCCAGTAATAGGAGAAACTTACCTTGCCAGCCTTTGAATATTTGGCTGGTTGACCTTGATGGAAACACCGACTAATGTCCGCTTTGGGGCATGAAATATACCCCTTTAAGACACGAGTAAGTGTACCTTGAACATCAATCTGGACATCTGTCCAAGGAACTCGAGTACTTTCAAAGTAGTCGCCGATAGGTAGAAACCAATCGACGGCCCACGAGAAAGGAATTGCGTTCCATACAGTGGCAGCATCTAGATGAAAGCCCGCTTTGTCATAGACAGCGGTTGAATATCCTAGTGATTCGATATAGGGCGCTCGGTAAGAGGCCCTTCCCGAAGCAATAACATACGCTTCAGTGATGGTGACACGGTCCATTAACTGGCCGTCCTCGATATCAGAAGCTTGGCTTCGAAAAACCGAGGGAATCGAAAATGGAGGAATGTTAACATTGATACGACGACGAAAAGATTTAGGCTTCAAAGAATCCTTGACCTCTTCATATGCGCTCTCAAGGCCCCCTAACCGGGACAAAAGTTCTTGAGAATCCTGTATCGTAGGCACAATGCCAAACGATGTACTAAGTGTGGTATCAGACATATCGCTTAAGGCCTCATTGAGGTCCGAGCGGTTCAGCCTGCCACGCTTAAATTTCAAGGACGTTGAACGTCCGACGCGTTTAATGCGTTTGTTAATTATCTTCGGAACGGTTGCAAGGTCAGCGACCTCACGCAGTTCAAAGAGATAACTAGCAATTGAAAAGGATGTATCAATGGGCTGAATCGATTTATTCACTCCAAAAAGAATACGATCCACGACATTCTCAAATTTATGAGAAACGAGGGCATAAATGCCTTCGGAGTCGATGGCGGAATTAGGAATCGTCGTATAGACGTCAAAAATTCCGACACCTTCCCAGGTTATATAACCAGGGGAGAGGAGGTAACTTTTAGAGTGCTTAACCGGATTCTGGTTCTTACGCCCGTACTTACCCTCAATATATTCGTAGAAGGCCGTGGTGGATCGCTTAGCGATCTCCAGGCCCTCGCCAACTAATTCGGTTGTCGAGCGGGACGCAGACTTGACCATACGAGTGGGTTGATAAGTGAATTATACTGACCCACACCGTGGGTCGACTCCCGGGAACCGGAGCGGACGAGCA